GTAGCATCCCAACAAACCTTTGGGACCACAACAAACTTTTCGTTGCCTATTATCACTAACGGCGCAACTCGTATGACAATTACCAATGCAGGATTAGTGGGCATTGGAGTAACAGCGCCAACAGCAAGACTGCAAGTAAATGATACACAAAGCGGATCTGGAGCATTGTCTGGCATATCCCTAGTAGAAACATGGAACACAACTGGAAATCCTAGTGCATTTCTATTGAATGTAATCAACACCGCATCCGGAGCAACGGCTAGACTAGCAACATTTCAGGTTGGTGGCGCAGACCGAATGGTTCTTGATAAAAACGGAAGGCTGACGGTAAACTCTACCGCTTCAAATGCTTCGGCCCAACTCCAAGTAGACAGTACGACCAGAGGATTTCTTCCTCCCAGAGTAACCACAACTCAAAGAAATGCGATCTCTACTCCGTCCGCTGGTCTTGAGGTTTACGATAGCACTTTAAATGCCCCTTATTATTATAATGGAACAGCTTGGGTTACATACGGAGGTTCAGGCGGTTGGTTGTTGAATGGTAATACCGTTGGAACAACAAAGACTCTTGGAACAATAGACAACTTTGACTTGCCATTCATCACAAACAATACCGAAAAAATGAGAATTAGCGGTGCCGGAACATTAACGGCACAAAACGCAAACTCTCGTTTTGAGTTTGATTCAGGAATAAGACTTCAACCACAAGGTTCTATACCTCTCATTACGCTTGGTTCTAGCTTTGGATTTGCTATGGGTGATGGGAGCGCCGGAACCATAAGCGCATCTTCAAGTACATCAATGGTTCATGGAGCGGTTAATACAGCCAGTTCTGTAATTATAACAACTAATACTGGTGCAGTAGCTTCTGGAGCAAATAGTGGGACGCTTTCTTCTATAAGTTCTGATGGTATTGGAAGTTCAGCAAGAGGAAAAATATCAAACTCTACAAGTAATTCAGGAATTGTAGCAACTGGAGATGGGTCAAGAGCATCTGGTAATGTAGGGGGTTCTTGGGCTGTAATTTCTGCTGGTGGAATTGGATCGACAGCCTCCGGTAAAGTATTAGTAAATGCTCCGAGCGGTTCTGGAATTTTTGCCAATGGGGATGGATCACTAGCTATTGGTCAAATTGATGGTGTAACGGTCGGAAACATTACAGCCGCAGAAGGAGCGATTGCCGCAGGAGTAATCAGCACTGGAGCAAATGACGCTTATATTGATGCCGCACAGGGATCTTTTGCAATCGGCAGAATTGATGGCATTACATCGGGCATTCAAACGATCGGATACGGTTCAGGTACTATCGGAGTTTCTTCGTCAGGTGCCGCATCAGTTATTACAATCGGAAACGGTTCTTTGACGGTAGGCCATGCAATTATAAATACTGCAATTCAAACGGAAGGAATGGGAAGTTTCACTGCTGCGATTGGAGAGCAAACATCATATATAAACAGATCGAACGGCTCCATTTTAATTATAGATGGAACATCAAACTCTAACATTTCTGAAGTTGGAACACCTTCGGATGGCGGTGGAAATGCAGTATTTGGTAAGGTAGCAAATAGTATATTTTTTGCTGGAGACTCTTCAAACACCGGAACTCCGACTTTTGGAAACATGCTTCAAGGACACGCAACTGATGGAGCCGTGGTTGAAACATTAGCCAACGGTAGCTTTACAAGAGGAAGAGTAATTGGATCACAAGCATCAATGCGAACGACAGCCGGTGCAGATGGATCAATGGTAAGTGGATATGTAGACGGAACTTCTGGTCCCGGACAAATGTATACTCAGGGCTTTGGATCTCATGTGTTTGGGGTAGCCCTTTCTGGAGGTACATTGTACACATCCTACGATGCGGGATTGGTTTTTGGTTTTGCATCAAATAGCAGTTCGATTGGATCGGGCGAACGCGGATCATTTGCAGTGGGGTTTTCCGATAATGGGTCTAACATAACGGCAGGGGAAAAGGGGGCATTGGGCGGTGGATATGCCGATAACGGTTGCGGCATTTCGTCTTTAGGTCAAGGTGCTATTGCTTATGGTCATTGTTCAACAGCATCACAGATTGAAAGTGTTGGTAGAGGTTCTATTGCTTGAGGGCATTCCGATCAATCATTTTTAATTTCATCAAACGGTGACGGATCAATGTCTGGTGGATCTGCCGTCAATAGTAACATCATAGTTCAAGGAGATGGCTCTTTTGGATGGGGCGATAACATTTCATTAAACGCAGATTTTTCGGCGGCACTTGGAACGGGTTTAATTTTAGACCCTATTATTTCGGGACATGTAAATTGTTTTGCGATTGGGGAAAACATTACCATTGATGCCACTCGTGCCATGGCTTTGGGATATGGTTTAACAAACAATGTCACCAATTCAATAGTAATTGGAGGCTCAATTTCTTCATCATCTACACAATCTATAACCTTGGGGTGGATAAATACTGGATTAATCATTGAGGCAAACCAAGTAAGCGCAAATCAAAAATTGTTGGCAATAGCTGGAGATATTACAAGAGCAGGATTTTATCTAAAGCCACAAGCTCTCCCGGTTAATGCGGTTCTTGGAGATGTTGTCCATAACGATAATCAAAACACAATACAGGCGTATTTGGGAGACACCGTTTTAAATGGAGTTTGGAACGCATTTAGCGGTACAATGTTCACTCAAAACAATGTTGTGACCGTTGGAAACACGGCTACCCTACAACAACTTGACGGAAGTGGAGTTGGAACTTTAACTCTTTCTCAAAACTATTTAAAATCGGCAAAAACAGTGCGTATCAATTTTCGCGGTTATCATTCCTCCATTAATGGAGCAAACGGAAACTTAACAGTTAGTATTAGGTTTGGATCAACAATTGTTTTAACCGGAACGGTTGCCGGATCGAATGCTACCAATAGAATGTTTGAAGGCCGCGCTGACATTACTTGCGTAACAACAGGATCGAGCGGAACCGTTCGTGGTCAGGGCATTTTTTGTGAACTAGGCAACACCTCAACCTTCAATCCCCTGATTGCTACTGGAGGCATTGCAAGCACAACAACCATTAACACAACAGTTGACCAAGCAATATCAGTTAAGGTTCAATGGGCTACTGCCAATGTAAACAATACAATTTCTTGCACAAACCTAATTGTGGAAGTTTTGAACTAAAAAAGGAAACCCATGAAGGATATACTGGTTGAATTTACAGAAAATGGCGCAATAGTTTACAAAAGCAAAGCCGTTATTGAAGAAAAAACAGGCAATTCAAACTGCTTGCTCAATCCAGATCTTTCAAGGGTTTTAAAAATCAGCCCATCTTTTTGGATGCTCGATGAATATGGCAAAATTATCCCATGCCCGGAGGAAGAAATGAAAAGACGAGAAAACTATCACAGTGCAACCGTATCAGCACCAAAGGCAACAGGTGGAACTGTTCACATCGGTGAATTAAAGAAAGAATTTAAAGAGAAATTCGATCTTAACGAAGAAAAGGTTCAACTAGAAATCAATAGATTGAAACAAGACATTTCTCAAATTGACGAAATTTCTCAGACCCGGTTGGCACACCTTAAAAGCGAACTTAAAAAGAATGAGGAATTGTTGGGCCTTACTAAGCACGATATTTATGCGGAACAGATTAAAATAGAAGATCTAAAAGGCCACATGAAAGCCGAAATTGAGCAAAATGAGCGCAAGTTAAGCGAAGAGATTGAAAAACTAAAAAGCCTTATTGAGATGAATGACGAAATATCTCACAACAATCTGAATGAAATGTTTCAAGATCTTGCAAAAAACAAGCAAATGTTGAACATTGCAAAGCAAACCATTGAAGAACACCAAGCGATGAACAAAAAAAGAATGAAAATGGCAATTTATTCCATCGTTGCTCTTGGCGCAACCATTGTAATTATGGCCCTTTCTCATTTGTAAAATTTAATTGTGTTGCTAAATTTTTTGAGTTAATTAAACTTAAAAGGGGAAATATATGGAAAAAGAATACACATTCAAGCACGGCGAACTAGTTTCTATTATTCAAGAGCTTAGCAAACTGCCATACGGACAGGTTGCCAAGATTATCAATTTCATTGATCAGATTGCGTCGAAAGACGAAGGGTCAAAGGTTGAGGGACAAATCAACAACGGTCTCGTAGATAGCCAGTCTGAATAATGGCTGAAGATCAGCTAGAGGCGTATCGCAAAATTAGAAGCGATCCGTGGGAGTTTGCGGTCAGGGCGGTCTATACTCAAGACCAAAAGGACCGGGCAAATCCCATCAAGAAGTTTCCAGCCAATCTTGATTATCTTCGGATGTATTTCAAGGTGTGGCAAAAGAAACGACTTGTCGCCGTTCCCAAGTCTCGACGAATGTTTTTGTCTTGGGCCACGCTAATTCTATATTTGCACGATACTATGTTCAATATTGGTCGCCAGACTGCCGTAGTCTCTAAAAAAGAGGACGATGCAGACGATCTTTTGGAGAGAATGGCGTTTATTCTTAAAAGCATTCCTGAAGATGTTATTCCAAAAGATCTGATCCCCAAGTGGGAGAAGACATATTGCTGCCTAGACTTTCCGGAAATCGGATCAAGGATTTTGGGTTTTCCTTCTGGATCTGACCAACTCCGATCGTATGCTGCATCCGGAATCCTAGCGGATGAGTGTGCGTTCTGGCCGGATGCCGAAGATATGTATGCGGCAACCTTTCCCATTATTGAGGAAGAGGGCAAGATGACCATGATTTCATCAGCCGCTCCGGGGTTCTTCAAAAAGTTGGTTCATGATGAGCTTGACGGAGAGCCGGACGATGGGAAGAGGCCGCAAAAGAAGTTTCCTATTGATGGCATTGAGCTTTGGGAAAACCCAACAAACAAGTTCACCGTATTTCAGATTCATTACACGGCAGATCCAAAGAAGAGGAATGGCGATTACAGACTAGCGATGCGTTCTGGTATGCCCCTCTCTAAGTTTAATCAGGAATATGAGATTTCTTGGGAAACATATCAGGGAAAGGTCGTATTTCCAGATTGGAACAAGAACATTCATGGTTCGAAAGAGCGGCTTTGGCCCCATAGCGGCCTTCCGATCATTTGTGGAATTGACTTTGGGCTGACTCCGGCTTGCGTATTCGGCCAGATGCAGGAAAACAGACTGGTCATTTTTGATGAAATTGTGACGACCAATATGGGGGCCGAGCGGTTTACTGAATTGATTAAACTGCATATTAGTCAGAACTATCCAGCTTGGAACAATACGAAGAAGTCAGTAATCATGTTTATCGACCCGGCAGGGGTTCAAAGATCTCAAAGCGACGAAACAACATGCGCCCAGAAGCTATCCAAGTATTTTAACCCCATGCCCGGATCTTTGACATTTGAGGACAGACGGACCTCGGTAGAGAACTTTCTTTGCAAAATGACCAAGGGACAGCCCAACATGAGCGTAGATCTGACAACTTGTCGAATTTTGACTGGTGGGTTCGATGGAGGTTATCATTTTGCTGAGAGTGCGTTCGCAATCGAGCCTAGTAAGGTTCGGCCTGTGAAAAACGAGTATTCGCATATCCATGATGCGCTTCAGTATCTATGTAGCGGCATTCTTGGGCGGCGCAAGGATCGGTCAATTCACATACCGGAGCCGGGTTATCTTTTCGACCGCTATGGAGGAATAAATGGCAATTCAAAATAAAGCAGAATCAAGAAGCGATCTGGTCACATTAACGGCTTCCTACAAGGAAGAGGCTAAAAACGCAAAAGCCAACCGGATGCGCTTAAACCGAACAAATTTCGATTGTTATCATTTGAGGCAAGACTGGTCCCATAAGCGCAAGGGACAAAGCAGGGAGTTTCTGGCCAAGCAACCCATGGCCGTTGAGCAGATTTCCACCTTTATCCAACAGGGATTGGTGGATAGTGGGGATTGGTTTGGAGTGCAAAAGGCTCCCGGAGTAAAAGACGCTGTTCTGACCGAATCAGAGGTTCATGAGATCATGAAATGGGCCTTTGATAAGTGTGACTTTTTGACCTATGTCGGAGACTCCGTAAAAGACTGCTTGCTTCAATCTCTCGCCATTACGAAGAACCATGGATGTTACAAGCCTAAAGCCTATTTCTATACTGAAGTGAAGGAAAAGGGCGGCAAGTATGTGGATGTTCTGAAGAGGGAAACTAGGGATTTTTGGTGTCCCAAGCTGGAGCTTCTCAGGGCAGAGGACTACTATCCAGACCCTAGCGGCAAGGGGCTTTATGTCATTCATGAGACCTTCATGGACATTTCGGAGCTTTATGCCATGTCCGAAGGTCCGTATGCCGTATATGACCGGGCAAAGGTAGAGCTATTGCATGGAAGCCTTATGGAGTCCGATATGCAAGCAGCAAAAAAGTCCCGAGAAACTGCTCAAAACACCTCGATCAATGGATATCGCAAGAAGGTAAAGATCAATGAGTGTTGGGGAACAATCCTTGAGCCAGCGACCGGGAAGGTGGTCAAAAAGGATGTTGTTTGGACCGTGGCGGATGATCGCATTGTGATTCAGGAGCCAACGGACTATCCGTTCTGGCACAACTCTCCTCCCCTGATCTCCGCAGCCTTTATTCGTGTCCCAAGATCGGTTTGGCACAAAGCCCTGATGGATGCTCCAACTCAGACCAATATCGCTCTCAATGAGCTTTATAATCTCATGGTGGATGCCGGGATGAACGATGCCCATGGGATCAAGCAGATTAGGGCAGACTGGCTTGAGGACGAATCTCAGGTCTCAAACGGGATTTATCCGGGCATTACTCTAAAGGTGAATAGCCAGTGTCCTCCGGGCGGCAAGGTTTTAGAGAGGGTAGACACCAGTTCTATGTCCAGCGAGGCCCTGAATGTGTTTAATGCCATGTCTGCTGAGTTTTCGGCTTCCGCATTGACCAACGATCTCAGGATGGGGGTACTTCCCAATCGTGCGGTCAAGGCAACCGAGGTGGTCGAGGCTAGTCAGAGCATTACTTCCGTTTTTACAGGAATATCCAAGGTGCTGGAACAAACCCATATTGAACCAAACATGAACATGATGTTTGCCAATATCTTGCAGCATTTTATGGAGATTGATCCGGCTGAGATGATGGCTGTACTCGGCGAAGAGCGGTTTTATGCGATTCAGGCCATGGGCAAGGAAACCCTGTTCTCTAAGGCATTCGATGGCTTTAAGTTCAAGGTTTATGGAATTTCCAAGATCATGGCAAAGCAAAAGGATTTCAAGAAATTCACGGCCTTGCTCCAGACCATTGCCTCCTCGGATCTCTTGGTAGAAGAATTTATCAAGCAGTATTCAATGGGCAAATTTCTTGGTAAGATTATTAAGTCTTTGGATATTAACGAGGACGAGATCAAGGTTAGTGAAGAGGATAAGATGATGGCGATGATGGCCCAGTCGATGGCAGGAATGCCCTCGCAACAGGGGCCAAATATGCAAAGTCAGATTCCGCAAGCTGGCGCACAAGAAAGCGCACAGACGGTGGAAAGCATGATTCCTAGATCTGATTTTGGTGGATTACAAGGAAAGGCTCAAGGGGGAATGGGATGAAAGAAGTAAAAGTAGTTAAAATGTATGACTCTGAACTAATCAAAAAGGGCTATAAATCCAGCAAGATTGTTCAGGATGGCCTCACCGGTAAGCCGCCAGTGATTGAAGATGAGTGCTATTATGGCTCCGAAGATCAGGTGAAATACCTGAAGGGCCGTGGTTATGAAGCCAAAACTGGCGAAGAAAAAGAATAAAATGTCCGATCAAACAAAACTCACACTTATCCACAACGGACGGATGGCTTCTATTGCCAATGAGCATCTTAAGGGGATTATTGATCGCCACAGGGTTGCTCTTTTGGCTAGAATTAAAAATTTAGCTCGAAGCGGTAAACATGATGTGGTTGAATACGCATGTAGCGTAGCTGCTCTCAATGTTCTTGATGATGTGCAAACAGACATTAGGAAGCAAATAGACGCAGCGCAACAAATAGAGAATGGAGTCCTCAAAAATGAGTGAAGAAAACACACAAGAAACACAAGAAACAAGCAAGCCGATCTATGTCGGTTCTAAGCAATTTGCAAATGAGCAGGAATTGGTAAAATATACCGAACAGTTGCATAATAAAATCATCGAAAAAGAAATGTCGGAAAAGCCGACAATTCCAGAAACAGCCGCCGCTCCCAAGCCTTCCGAGCTTCTTTACCAAGATCCGGATGCCTTTTTTGAACTTGCGGTTCAGGAGGCTGAAGCTCGGGTTGAGCGAAAGTTGACTAAAAAGGAGCAGGAAACTGCTATCATGAAAAAGTTTTGGGATGAGAACAAGGATCTCAAAGATCACGAAGAAATGGTCAATGCCCATATTGCGTGGAAAAGATCGCAATACAAGGATTTGCCAGCTTCGCAAGCTCTCTCTAAAATAGCTTTAGAGGTACGAAATACTGTCTCTAAAATCCGTGGAGGTTCTTCGGGAGGTAAAGAACTTTCATCTAGCCCTGCGGTGGTCGCAGGATCTAGTAACGGTAACACTTCCCAATCGTCCGTAACGGTGTCGAAACCTCGATCATTCGTGGATCAACTCCGGCAACGGCAAACTAGGGGTAAAAGCTAATCATGGCACAATTCACTTGGACGCAAGATTCGCCTTCTGGCCCGTACAAAAACCATGAACTTTCTGAATTGCTGCGTGATGCGGCGATTGCAGAAACCAAGTTCATGCAATTTGTTAAGCCTGAAGCCGGATACGGCAAGAAAAAAGGTGAGTCAATCACCATCACTCGCGTTTCTAACCTTTCTGTTCCTTCAAACGGACGATTGGTTGAGGGACAGCAAATTCCAGAAGATGCACTTCAACTTTCCACGAAGTCGATCACTGTATCTGAATGGGGTCGTGCGGTTCCGTACACTTCTCTTTCTGATGATCTTTCAATGTTCAACATTGAGAACATCGTTCAGAAGGAACTCGTAAAGCAGATGAAGCTGGTTCTTGATAATGCTGCTGCGGCTGCATTCAAGACATCTCTCATCAAGGCTGTTCCAAACGGTATTGCTTCAATCAGCATCACTACCAACGGAACTCCCGGTGCTACCGCAACCTCAAACTTGCGTTATTACCATGTAGAACAAATCCGTGACTACATGTATTCTACTCTTCTCGTACCTCCGTATGAGGCAGATGAATACATTGGGCTGATCTCTACCAAGGCGAAGCGAGGACTTATGTCTGATCCAGCTTGGGAAGATTGGCACAAGTACACCGATCCTTCTGCCAAGTACAATGGCGAAGTCGGTAAAATTGAAAACATCCGTTTTATTGAAATCAATAACTCTGGTGCTTTGAATAACTCTATCGGTTCCGGTGGGGTTCTCGGTGAAGGCGTAATCTTCGGATCTGATGCAGTGGCTATGGCTGTTGCTTTGGACCCTGAGCTTCGCGCTGGTATCCCTCAAGACTTCGGTCGTTCTCAAGCTGTTGCATGGTATGCAATCGCTGATTTCGGCCTCGTTTGGGATACTGCAAACGCCGGGGAAGCAAAAGTAGTTCACATCACAAGTCTGTAAGGAGAACGAACAATGTACGCAATCAATAGATCACCATCACTTCTTCCTTCTAACCTTCAGGCGCTTACCTCTGCTGCTGTGATTCAATCCTTTACCGTTCTGGCTCAATGCCAAGTGGATCAGTTGTTTTTCGCTATTTCCACTAGCATTGTTTCTAGCGGCAATGTGGTTGTCACATTCAAGCGTCGGCCAACCCTCAATTCTTCTTCTGGCGAAGTAACCATTGGCACTCTTTCGATGCCAAACGGTGCTGCTGCTGGCAAGGTGTACTACAAGCAAGTTGCTCCAGTCGTTTGCGCGGCTGGTGAGCAAATTGTAATTGAAGTTACCACCGCTGCTGCCGGAATGAGCGCTGCTGGTAACGGTCAAGGCTTCTTCGATGCAGAGCAAGATCCAGAAACCAATGCCAACAATCCAGACATGGTGTTGTCGGTTTAAGTTGAATTAAAATGGGGGGGCGGTCATACTGTGGCTGCTCCCCTGTTAATAACCAAATAGGAGATAAAAATGGCAGCAATTTCTGGTTTTACCTATCAACTGGTCAGTCAGAGGAAACTTGATTCTTCTCCCGGCCAAAACGAACTTCAGTTTAAAATTACTTACGGAGATGGGACAGATACTTATCCATCCGGAGGAATCCCCCTTGCACTCGGAAGCCTTGGGTTGCGTAATTATTGCGACTCTTTGGTTTTTGCAGGACAAGATGCGCCAGATGGCTATGTCTATAAATTTGACCGCGATAATCTCAAAATGAGGATTTTCCAAGATCCTTCTGGAAGTTCTGCTGGTCAAATGGTGGAATTGACAACAGCGGCTACTCCATCTGGAGAGATGTTTGTAATTGTAAGAGGTGACTAAATGGAAGATAACGAAAACACACAACCACAAGGCTTTGATTATCGGGTGCATATTACGGACCCAAAAACCGGAAGGCTGATTAAATATCAACCGTATCAAATGGTCATCAAGGATGGACTTACAAGAATTGAGCGTCCCATTGGATCGGGAAACTGGTTTTATCCAAATGGTGAGCCAGTAAAATCAGAGAAGAAGGATAAGGCAAATGAGAGCAAAACCGATTCAACACCTTAATACGGGATACACCGGAACAGGATATAATCCCGTTATCGGATCTCAACAAGGAAGCCAGATTCAACTGTATTCCATGAGGCTGATCAACGAATCTGGTTCTGCTGGTGACTTGGCTGTTCTTCAGACATTGGCCGATGATGCCGTTAATGTTTATACATTTAATGGGACCGCTGTTACGGATGTGACTAGCACCATTCTTGCCGGATCTAACATTTCTCTTTTTACTGCTACGGCAGGAAGCGGAATCGTGATTGAAGCGGCAAAGAAAATCCAAGCCTTCATTGTTAATGTCAGTGTGAACCAATCTGGAGCCAACACCTTTGCGATTCAGTATTCAAATGGATCTGGATTTACAAATGTGCTTCAGACAATGAATGTTCCCACAACATTCAACGGCGCACCAACTGGACGGTTTGTTGTTTTCTTCTCTCCGGGGAATGACTTCGCACCGGGATGCGTCCTCGCTGGAACCGATAGTAGTCAATATCAGATCAAGTTTAATGCTGTTAGCGCAGGAACAACCTGTTCGATTAACGCATTGAAGGCTGCTATCAGTGTGCAGTATAGCCCATCTGTTGCCAACAACTCGGCTTTGGAGGTTGTGTTTTCAGAGCAATATCCATACATGCTTGAAGGCGGTGAAAGCATTGTTCCGTTCTTTGAAGTTTCGAGCAACAATAACAAGGTAATTGCGTTTTATCAGTATCAGAACTGAGGGTTAAATGGCGAACTACGAGAATACGCAGGATTTGAAAAAAGGCGTACTCTTTCGGTGCGGCGAACTCGATGATGGCACTTCAGAGTATGACTCAAAGGTGCTGGAGTATTTAAACCGAGCGCAACAGGCAATGGTATCGGGGGCGGCTGAACTGGATCTTGATATTGGGGAGCCGTTCCCGTGGGCCTTGAATCAGTACAATAAGATCCTGATTCTTGAGCCAGCAATAACAAATTTAGCCGTGACCTTTACTAACGGGTCTGCCACAGCAACATTATCCGCAACTCCTGTTAGTAATCTTCTGAATTATTGGGTACAGCCAGAGAATAGCTCCGAGACTTATCGGGTTTCGGCACACACTGGAACATCTACAACCATTACGCTTGACAGTGTTTATATTGACACTTCGGCCTCTGGACTTCCGTGTACGATTTTTAAAACAGATTACGAACTCGACACAAATGTCCTTCGTTTAGCCAATCCATTCATTACAAACTACGATGAGGTAATTCTTTATAACTCTGATCCCGGTCAAATTGTTGGCGTAGACCTTTCAGAGTTTATGAGACAATACCCATTGTTTCTGTACCGGGCATCAACTCCGACCGCATTTACACAAGTCTATAAAGATAATGCCATGAAGCCAACCGTTCGGTTTAATTCATGTCCGGTAGAGCGGGTCAGGGTGCAATATAACTATGTGCCCGTTCCTCCCATTTTGACGAATGGGGTGGTTGAAATCCAGACGATTACTCGCAGCTTGGCTCCTACTGCTGGAAGCTATGTTTTAATTTTTAA